AAGAGCAAAAACTGTACTTTTCTGACAGCAAATAACGTTCATTCCCAAATCGGCGTTTTTGGGAATGGGGTTTCGTCGAAGTTCATGCCAAAGCGTGAATCTTAGCTACGCAAAAAGGTTCAAATACACAATAATTACAACTTAGTATGAAATAAATGCACAGTAAAACTTGCATATAGCATGTAAAGGTGTTTTACTACCTATTATGGATTCCACATTCATCGCAGCGCGGATTTCCTATTTGTTGATGCTAATGGATGAGCTCGACGCTTGGCCAGAAGTTAAGGTCAAGGATTTTTCAGCTCTTCAACGCTGGTACAATAACTTTTTGACAAAGTCGATTCAGATCTACAGCGGGAAGGTATCATTCTCGATGGCGTCCGCCCATCGCAGGCCATGGTATCGAAAAAACGAGATCCCAAACACGGAAATCGAGAAATACTGCCCGTCCGAAATCCTGCTACTGACCTGCACGGTCGACGTGCACAAAGGGAATTTGGCGGTGGCGGTCTGGGGGTGGACGGCGGGAATGCGGTGTTGGCTAATCGATTACATCCGCATCGAGGACGACACTGAGGCCGGGTGCGAGGTGATTGAGTCGATGGCATGGGTGGAGCTCGGGAAGATGATCGATGAGCGTGCGTGGAAGGCCAACGACAGGAAGGTTTATCAACTGGCCCTGACGTTCGTGGATGCCAGGTGGTCTAGCTCCACGGTGGTGGAGTTTTGCTCTCAGTATTCATCTGGTGTCTACCCCATCATGGGCGACGACAAGCCGGCCCGTGGGCAGCGGATCAAAGAGTTCGCCGAATTCACGACCCAAAGCGGGACGACTGGCTACAGAATCACGGTCAACCACTACAAGGACCGACTCGCCCCTGTTCTGCGCCGAAACTGGCGCCCGGACGAAGGGTTACAGGACGAATACACGTTCAACGCCCCGGTCGACACAACCGACGACGAGCTACGCGAGCTCACCAGGGAGGTGAAAAGGAAAAAGACCCTCCCGAACGGACAAGAGGAGTGGTTTTGGCATCGACCAGGTGGGGCGCCACAGGAACTTTGGGATCTTATGGTCTACGGTCACGCCCAAGTGGAAATTCTTGCCTGGATGATGTGCGTCCAGCATTTAGAGGTCGACGCTGTGGACTGGCCGTGGTTCTGGAATTTGCTCAAAGAGCAAAAACTGTACTTTTCTGACAGCAAATAACGTTCATTCCCAAATCGGCGTTTTTGGGAATGGGGTTTCGTCGAAGTTCATGCCAAAGCGTGAATCTTAGCTACGCAAAAAGGTTCAAATACGCAATAATTACAACTTAGTATGAAATAAATGCACAGTAAAGTTTGCATATAGCATGTAAAGGTGTTTTACTACCTATATGGATTCCACATTCATCGCAGCGCGGATTTCCTATTTTCAAACCCTGATTGAGTCATTCGAATCGGCGATTTCCTCCCTGACTGTGGGCAATAAAAGGTCATTTTCTGTCAACACGGGACAGACGCAACTATCCGTAACTCGTAATGATTTAACCACACTGAAAAGTCAACTAGATTGGGCATATGCTCAACTTGAATTTTGGGAGATGCGCCTGAATGGTGGCGTCGCCGTGAATGTGTGCTGATGGGCTGGCCATTTCAAAAAACAGTGACCGAGCCAGAGGATGATTGGACGTGGCCCGAGTCGTCGCCGGCGCCGGCGGTCGCACAAGAAACAGAATACTCCTCCCCGATGGGTCCCTACGATGGGACCAAATTCTATGGTGGCGTGTCCTGGATGCTCGACGAGCTCGACGAGCTCGACTACTGGACATTGCGCAATCGTTCAGCCCGCCTGTTTCGGATCAACTCATACGCCCGCGGCATTATTCGAAGACTCGTGACGGCGATCGTCGGGTCCGGGCTCGAGGTTGTCCCGTCCCCCGATGAGGGGACGCTGGGACTTTCAGAGGATTCGCTCCAAGAGTGGTCCGAGGTCATCGGTAACCGGTTCGCGCTATGGTCCAAATCCCCTGGGCTGTGCGACATCAAAAAGCGCCGTACGTTCGGGGCACTCCAGCGGGACATCTACCGGGAGGCGCTGATCGACGGTGATTGTCTCGTCGTGCTGCGCCAGGATCCGGTCACGCATCTTCCGCGGGTGCAGATCATCTCCGGAAATCGGGTACAATCCCCACCGATTGACGACACCAGCAGAAAGATCGTCGACGGTGTCCACCTGGACGGCAACGGCGCCCACCTCGGCTTCTACGTACAGAAACCAGCTACTGACGCTGAGCACCTTTTTGAATATGAGTACATCCCCGCCAACGGTCTGAAAACCGGGCGGCTCCAAGCTTGGCTTGTATACGGATACGACAAGCGCGAGGATGGTATCCGCGGTGAACCGCTGCTCTCCATCGCGATCCAGCCACTGTCCGAGATCGACCGATACCGTGACAGCGCGCAGCGCAAGGCATACGTCAACTCGCTAATCGTCGGCTACATCAAAAATTCCGGGAAGACTGGGTCCTTGCCTCTCCAGGGTGGTGCCCAGCGCAAAAAAGATGTAACTGCCAGTGAAAACTCGGGCACGGCGAATCCAGTGAAAATGGTCGAGGTGCTTCCTGGATTTTTCATGGAGCGGCTCCAAGAGGGCGAAGAGCCGGTTTCGTATGCGATCAGCGGTGCTGACGTAAATTTCGGTCCGTTCGAGGCGGCGATCATGGTGGGGCTGGCCTGGGCCCTCGAGATCCCCCCCGAGGTACTTCTGCTGTCGTTCAACAAAAACTACTCGGCGAGCCAGGCGGCTAATAACGAGTGGGAGGTCGTCACGAAGCGGGAGCGATGCCGTCTCGGCGAAGAGAATAACAACCACGTCTACGAGGACTGGTTTTTGTCCGAGGTGCTCCTGGGGAAGATCGAGGCGGTTGGGTTTTTGGAGGCCGTCGCCGACGCCACAAAGTACGACATCCAGCGCGCTTGGATCCTGACCGAGTGGACTGGGACCGTTAAGCCCTCGACCGATCCGGTGAAGCGGGCCAATGGCTTCAAGTCCGCTGTGGACGAGGGGTGGACCACGAATCAAAGGGCCGCTCGGGAAATCAACGGCTCCGATTTTTACAAAAACGTTCGCCAGCTCAGGAAAGAAAACGAGCTGAAGTTGGAAGCGATACTGCCGATTTTGCGAGCCGAGAAGGAATTTGGCGCGCCGGCGGTGGCCAGGGCCTTGGGATATTTGGTCGCGCTTGAGGAAAGGGAAAAAAATGTGGTTGATGCTACAGCCCGAAATTGAGCGAGTCGAGGCGATCCGCGCTCGGGCGCTTCCAACGGTGGTGAGACTTGCTGACGTCAAGCACGCTCTGCGCGAGATGGAGATGGCCAAGGGTGGTATCGCCAAGATCCAAATCAAGGGTCCACTTTTGAATGAACCTGATGCCTACCTGGACTATTACGGGTACGAATACACCGTTTACAGCGACATCGTCAAGCAGACGGCCGAGGCGGTCGGGCGCAAGGCCAACCGAATCGACTATCTGATCGACTCCCCTGGTGGATATGTTGACGGGTTAGACGAGGCCATGGACGCCATCGCCAACTCTCCGGTGAAAACTCAGGCGGTAGCGTCTGGCTACATCACCAGCGCGGCATACATGCTTGGGTCACAGGCTGGGTCCATCGTGGCCGAGGGGGATCTTACGATGGTCGGAAGTATTGGGGTGGCCACCTACGGGATCGTCTCGTCGACGATCAAACACGTGGCGAACACGGCCAGCCAGAAGAAGCGGCCGGATCTCGCCACCGACGAGGGTGTAAAAGTCGTCCGGGAGGAGCTGGACGACATCTACATGATTATCGCCGAGAAGATCGCGGCGGGGAGAAAAACGACAGTAGACAAAGTGGTGACGGGTTACGGCGAGGGAGCCGTTATGTCGGCCCGCACCGCATTACAAAAAGGCATGATCGACAAAATCGAAAAGGCGGAATCAACACCCGCGGCGACCACCGCGGAGAAAATAGGAGGGAGTAGAATGGATCTACACCAATTGAAATCAGAACATCCCGAGGTGTACCGGGAGGCGGTCGCCGAGGGAACCAAGTTGGAGCGCGATCGCGTGGAAACGCATCTCCTAGCGGCCACCGAGGGCGAAGGTGATGTTGCTGTAGCACACAAAGCGATCCTCGCAGGTGAAGAGTATTCGAGTCGTCACGCTGTTCAGCACGACAACTTTCGAAGAAAAAAAACTCAAATCGCGGCTCGTGAGGAGGAGGCCCCAGGGGACCTCGACCACATGCCGACGTCGGATGACGACGCGAACAAGGAGGCCAAGCTCAAGGCCGAGTATGAGGCCGCGCATCCAGGAGTAGAGGTGTGGTAATGGAAACTCAAAAGGAAACAAGAGACGATCTCGTTCTCGGACCGTGCACATACGAGGATGAAACACTGACCGCGGACCTCACTGGGACGGCTGCGACTATCACGGATACCACGACGTATGCCGTTGAAGACCAGAATGGCAAGACCGAAAAAGTAACCATCAACGACGGGTCAGGGGAGGCGTGGGACGGCGTCGAGCAGACTGTCACGTTTTCAGGTGCCACGACAACGGAGGCGTCTGTCGCGGCCCAGATGAATGACGGGCTCGACGGTTGTGGGGTGGCGGTTGTCGGAGGGCAGGTGAAAATCACTACCGATGTCACCGGGCCGGACAGCTCGATCGAGATCGGTACCGGGACCTGCGATCTCACCTGGGATAATCCAGTGGCAGGCACTGGGCAGTCGGCGACATGGCCGAAGGGCACCTTGCTCGCGCGGCACTCCTCGACGAAAAAACTCCAGCCATACGCAGACGGCGGCGCTAACAGCCTAGACGAGCCTGTGGCTGTGCTCAGGGAGGCCTTGACTTTTGCAGCAAGCGGCGATCTCCAGACGCGGGTGATCAAATCTGGCAAACTGGCCAAAAACAAACTTTCGAAGCTCGACGATGCGACGGCGATCGATACGTTGGTTTTCGACAAACTCCTCAAGAACACTGGGATTGAGCTACAGACGGTCAGAGATCTCAGTGTATCTGAGATCTCTTAAGGAGGACGAAATGTCAGCTACAGAAACTATTCAACTGGTCGCTCCATACGTCGAGGAAGATGAAGGGCCGCTTGCTCTGTCGAGCCTATTTATCGTTCCGCAGAACGGCATCCACAACAAGGACAAAGTAGAGTTCCATATTCGCCGGACATCTAGGAAGGTTGCGTTGCCACAACGAGATCCTACCACTGGATATCGGATGAACGGCTTGAAGGGGTTTGATATCAAGACGATCAAGCCGACCGTATACAAAGAGGGACTTTCGGTATCCGCTGATGAGGTCGTCGCTGGACGATCTCTCGGGAAAAACCCGTATGAAAGCCCGGCGTTCATGGCGCGAGTCAGCGAGGTGGTGGCACCAACCATCACCGAAATGATCGCGATGATCAAACGTGCGATCGAGATCCAAGCGTCTCAGATCATCACGCTTGGGACGGTCACCCTAACGGACGGCACCGGCACGGTCTATTCTGAGGATTTCGAATGTTTGGCGACGCACTTTCCGAATGCTTTTACGGCGTGGAGCACGGCAGAAACTGCGGTTCCGTTCACTGATATCGCGAACCTTTGCGACGTCATCGAGAGGGATGGGAAGAGAAAGGTTAGGCGCGCTATCTGTAATTCATCTTGTTTTGACGAGATGAAGGCAACCACGCAATTCAAAAACGGCGCCTCTGGACAATACACCGGGGAGATTTACAAACTTGATATCGAAGCATCGCGGGTTTACCCTGATCTTGGGAATGGCGCGATCTTTCAAGGGGTGCTCAGGATTCGCGGCGGCCGCCGAATCGATCAGTATACCTATGATGAATGGTATGAGACCGATGCCGGCGTAAAAACCGACTACGTCGGCGATACCAAGTTCATTCTCGAGGCATCTCCCCGGATGGATGCCACTTTCGGAGCAATCAATAAATTCGGAATCGACAGTGAGGCTGCGGCTGTTGGGCGAATGGTCGGAAGAATGGCGGCAAAGCCGAAGCTAATCGACCTGTCCTACAACATGTGGTTCAGCCCGGATCGAGAGGTATTTAATTTTGGCGTTGGGACCAGGCCTGCACTTGCCCCCATCACTCGTGATTGCTTCGGCTGTATAACCACGAAGGGATTCTAGTCGTGGGCCTCGGGAGAAAGAAGAAATCCTCCCGCAAGGCGGCCGAGAAAACGCCGCCTGTGGGAGGGCAGTCTGTTGAGACATTCGTTGTTGCTGAGCCAGAGCCAGAGCCAGAGCCAGTGAATGAAAAGACACGGGTATTCATTTCAAAAAAGGCCGGGGCGGTGAGCTGTCTGGTCGGTATAATCACAGCCGATGAATCCAGGCGGCGAGGCGGGCTCCTCCCGCAGGATTTCCCTGGCGGGGTCAAAGCTGTCGAAACCATGTTGGCTGCGGGTCGGCTGACACGATAGGAGGAAAAATTGTCGAAGAGTGAGAAGAACAGCGGGTCTGGATCGTCTGGCGCCGGGGCGGGATCTCCGCCGACTCCGACAATGGAAAAATTGTCAGAGGTCGCGTACGTCGCTCCAGGGATGGAGATGAATACGCGGAGCGGTCTCCTGTTCGGAGGTGCCGAGGTTCGGCCGAGAGACTTCAACGGCGGGATGAAGGTGTTCAAATACTACCTTCAACCCAACATTGGATGTCTCTTGAAAGAGAAGCCGAAGGGGAAGTGATCCATGGGCTTGATGTCAGAAGCGGCGGCGGAATTGATCAACGCCGTGACCGAGGAAGGGGAGCCGCTGACCATCACATCCCCATCCGAGGAGACCGTCGATTTCATCGGTTTCAGTTCCGACATTCATCAATCGATCGACGTCGGGACCGGTGAGATCGTGACGGGGAGACAGGTTTCTGTGGGGGTGCTGCTGTCCGATCTTGTTGGGGCATCGTTTGAGGATATCAAGGGTGTCCCAAACGGCGCCGGGCGACCTTGGTTGTTCACACTGTCCGATGCGGTCGGTCGATCCTACACGTTGAAGGTAGTGGAGACCAGGCCGGATCTCACCATGGGAATGGTCCTCCTTTTCGGGGAGGGCTACTCGTCATGACCTACGCGTTGACATTGATCGATAAGCAGGATGGATTTGAAATCGTCCGTGATGCTGTGGCGGCCATTCTTGCAGCGGAATGCACTGCACAGCAGGCCCTTGCCACGGCTGCGGCGAAAGACCCCACATTATGGACTTTCAATGTCTACACCGAGCGCTCGGCGCCATGGGAGATCCTACAATCTGCGTCTGATACCCCCGTGGTCAACGTCTGGTACGACGGGAGCCAATTCGACAAATCGAAATCCACAAGGTCTCTACAACACCAAGCCGAGCCGACACGGATCAATATCGACTGCTACGCTTCGGCCATCTCGGCCGAGTCTGGCGAAGGACATACCAGCGGGGATGAAAATTCTGCACGTGCTGTTCAGCGCGTGTTTCGGCTCGTTAGAAACATTTTGATGGCCGACAAGTATGACCAACTCGGCCTCCCTACTCTGGTGTCGATGCGGTGGCCTGGGTCGGTGATCTCGTTTCAGCCAGGGAGCCAGGATCGGCCGGTGAAGTCTGTGTCAGCGATTCGGCTCGTCTTGGAGATCTCCCACATCGAAACGACAGAGCTTCCAGACGAGGAAACTTTAGAAATTATCGACATCAAATTTTACCACGAGCCCGATGGAATGGTCATCGCCGAGCTCGAGTTTGAGGAGGAATAGCCATGGTTGAATCAACCGCTTTTCCGCAGTCTCACGGGTCCCGTGGGCTGGCGATCAAGACCAGCTACAAGCAGATTGGCGCGGCCGGGACGCGATACCGGCCGGTGAGGATCCCGGTCATTGCGCAGGGCGCAGATGGCACGGTCTACGCCACGACAAAAAAACGGGTGTTTTCGCCTGGCGAGGCTGGAAATGCTTTTGGCTTTGACAGCCAGATCTACCAGGCCGTCGAATCACTGTTGCCGACGAACGGGGACGGTGTCGGTGACATCCCGGTGACAATTTATCCGTTGGCTGCGCCATCAGGAGATCCGGCAGCTGGTGAAATCACGCCAGCGGGCACAGCCACAAAATCCGAGACCCACTATGTACTGGTCAATAATCGGCCATCATTGCCGATCAACTTAGTCAAAGATGACACGGTGGCGCAGTTCATTACCAAAGCGATCGCGGCGATCAACGGCGTTGTCGGGATGCCAGGGACTGCATCGGACGGCACTACCACGCTTGCTTTCACGGTTGGCTGGAAGGGAACCAGCGGCAACGGTGTTCATCTCGCTGTTTTGTCTCCTGACGATGCGGATGTCACGCTCACGGTGTCTACCCAAATCACAGGTGGGACCGGGACGCCGTCCATCACGGCGGCGCTGGCCCAAATCGGCAGCGTCTGGGAATCGCACGTCGTCAACGGAAACGATTACACCGACGACACGATCCTGGATGAGTTCGCGGCCTACAACGAAGGGCGCTGGACTCCTCAGATCAGGAAGCCGCTGAGGGTGTACACCGGTTGCGCCGAGGCCACATTGGAGACGGTGACTGACGTCACTGACGCCAGAAAATCGGATAGGACGAATGTCATCTTGACAAACCCGGGTTCAAACGACCTGCCTATTGTCATCGCGGCCGACCAGGTGCGACGGATCGCGAAGCGGGCGGCCACTGTGCCGGCTCACGATTACGGTGCCCTGAAATGCCCACGGCTCACACCGGCGGCGGATGCAACCCAATGGGACCCGAACCAGAACGAGTCGGCTTTCGACGCTGGATGCTCGACGATTGAGGTTGTCGACGGTGACGTCGAGATTTCGGATGTGGTGACCTGCTACCATCCGACCGGCGAGGAACCCCCCGCCTACAAGTACGATGTCGATATCGAGAAAATTTCGACGATGCTTTATAACGTTGGGCTTGAGTTCGGGTCGGTTGAATGGAAGGGTGGCCCCCCCCTCGTCCCGGACACGCAATCCGTCAAGGAACCGACTGCGAAAAAGCCTCATGACGGTACCGAGGCACTCCACAAGATCATTCAGGCGGCTGCGGACGACGCGATTATCTCGGATCCGGACTTCGCGAAGGCGAACAGCGCTATGAGCATCGACGATGCCAACCCGAAACGGCTCAACGGAAAGCTCGTGTTCAAATGCTCCGGCAACGCCAACGTGATCAGCATCGATCTCGATTTCGGATTCCACGTCGGTACCTGATAGGAGGTGAATCATGATTTGTGGACCTGCAAAATTTGTGTCCATAGCGACACGAGAATTCAAGGCCGTTGCCGATGCTGACGTCACACTACAGCCGAACGCGACGGTCAACGAGCGTCTCTTTAACGGGGATGGTTCGAGCCGGAAGAGGAAACAGGTTGGAGGATGGAAGGCGACCGGAATCACGGTTCAGGTCGACCCTTACCGTGGAGACATCGAGTTTCTGGATGATGTCCACGATTCCACAGAGGACGTCGAATGCTCTGTGACGATGGCCGACAACAACATTTATTCCGGTGTCGGAGGGACGGAAGGGGAAGTCACCTATTCGCTAAACAACGGCGCTGCGTCATTTGAATTGGCCGGCGAGGGGCGGTTGAAAAAGCTCTAGTTTACCAACTGGGGCCTTTGCGCGCCGCCATGGGTCGCCGCCTCACCCAACACGGCGGTGCGCGTTTGAAAGGCGGTGTGTGTTATGTCAACGAAATTTGTAGTGGATGCCGAGACGGCTTCGGCAGATTTTGAGCGGTTTTGTGAGTTCGCAGCAGTCGATTTTGAGAGGCCAAGGGATGCGAACAACACGAAGGACCTCGCCGACACTAGGCGGGAAATTGAATATTTCATCCGGCGCGGCCGAGTAACAGTGGACGACGAGGGTAGACCGGCGGCTAGGATTGTTGATACGGATCTCCCTGAAGGGCCAGAAGAGATCAAATTCACGCAGTTGCCCAAAGGTTCGATACTCGGGGCCGCGGATCGGGTCAAGAAAAATTCAGAAAACGGGAAGATGATCGCCATGATGGCGGATGCCGCTGGGGTGCCGAGTCAGCTGTTTTACAAGCTAAAATGGAGGGATCTAGAGGTGGCCATGGAGGTGTTCGCGCTTTTTCTGGCTTGAGCAGATCACGGCGCCGCTGCTGGTAAGAGATGGAAGGAGTGTTTCGCTTGGATACGATGGAGATGGAAACCCAAGGCATACGCGGTTGGCCGTGTACACCGAGATGTTTTTCCAGATCAGCATATCCTATAACTGTCTTCCAGACCCGCGCACGCTCACTCTCGATGAGATCGAATGGTACTATGAGGGCATCAGGTCACAGCTCAAGCACGACACGAAGCCTCAGAAATAGGTGCGCTGATGGCCAGTGATCTCGTAGTCAGGACGGTATTTCGTGCCGTCGACAAGGTGTCGCGGACGGTAGGAAAAATTCAGCAGCGGGTGACACGGTTTGCGAACCGAACATCCAGGGCCATGAAGCGGCTGGACCAAAAGGTATCTGCAGTTTCATCCAGGTTAAGTGGTGCTCTTCGCGCTGGTTTTTATGCTGCTGCTGCTGGCGCAGTGGCTCTTGGTACTGCAATAGGCGGTATCATGCGGGCGTTTTCAAAAGTGGAGGACGCGCAGGCGGCATTTACGCCACTTTTGAAAAGCGCCAAGCGCGCAAAAGAGATGGTTGACGCGTTGAATCAGACGGCTGCTACAACGCCGTTTCAATTTGAGACGCTCGCAGGGGCCGCTAAACAGCTCTTGCCTAACATGGGCGGTGATATCGTTGGAACTATCGAAAAAATACGAATGCTTGGCGATACAGCTGGAGGAAATGCCCAGAAAATGGACTCCATCGTCAGGGGGTATAATAAGGCACTTCTGAAGGGCAAGGCCGACATGGAGTCTTTAAATATGATCGCCGAGGCTGGGGTGCCTATTTTTAATACACTCGGGGACGTTATTGAAAAAAAAGGTTCCAAGATGTTCAAAGCGATCAGCGCGGGGAAGGTGTCCACAGAAGATATCACGGAAGCTTTTAAGAGAATGACCAGCGAAGGTGGGATTTTTTACAAGGGGATGAAAATCGCGTCCGAGATTTTGAGCGGTAAGATTTCAACTCTGAAAGACAACGTCGGACTGACTGCGGGGGCATTCGGCGAGGCGCTGGCACCAACACTAAAAGAACTTACAGAATACCTTACAGAAATAGCTGCCAAGGCTCGCGAATGGGTGAATGCCAACAAGGATCTCATAAAGGCAAAAGTTGAAAAGTACATCAAGCTCGTAGCCGATAACTTTGATCGGATCTTGTATTGGGGGAAGAAAATCGGCGGACTACTCGTGGCGTTTTATGGAATCGTCGTAGCTGTAAAGGCCGTCTCAGCTGTTATGTCTGTATTCAACGCAATCATGATGGCCAACCCAATTATGCTCATCGTGGTGGCGTTCGCTGCGGCGATGGCTGCAATCTGGATTTTTAGAGATGAAATCGACGCCTTCATGTTCAAAATTTTCGACGCATTCGCGGCGGCCGGCAAAGCGATAAAGGGCTTTTTCGTCGGTATCTGGGAGAAGATTCGGCCGGTTGTAGAGCCAGTTTTCAAGTTCGTCAAAACCTATATCGGGATGCTTGTCGACCTGTTTACGGGGCGATGGGAGGAGGCCGGGAAAAAGTTCCTGAGGTTGTGGGATATGATCAAGACGGCGGCGAGCTCAGCGCTCAATTGGATATTGGACAAACTTGGTCCGATTGGTGACGCTATCCGAGAAATCGCCGGGTTTTTCAGCGGGGACGAGGGAGGCGCGCCAGCTCCGGTTCCGAATCAACCAAAAATTCCAAAGACCCCAAAAGCCCCTGGTCCGCCTCCTGTTCCGGTTGTTTCTGGGTTAGGTGGCGGTGCAGCATCGCGGGTTGCGGCGGCGGCTTCTGGGGCTGCCGTCCGACCACAGGTTCGAACGTCGAGAACAGAGACTGTGGCGCGTGAGGAAACAGAAGTCACCCTGAAAGACGAAACCGGCCGGGCCGAGGTGACCAAGGGCGGCCGTGGCCGCAGGTTCAAACTCGTCCACACAGGGGCGATGCCGTGAGCCTATTCAACGACATCAAGAACGCCTTTCTCGGGCCGCAACCGTTCGACGGTGAGAAGTATATCCCACCTGGTAAAGCGGTTTTCGTGTCGCCGGCCGGGGACCGGATACCGTTTGATTTTGGCGACGTGTCCAGCGCCTATGCGTCCAAGGCGGCTGTTTTTGAAAATGCCGTGGGTGACGGGACCTACGTGCAGCCGAATGGTCACACGTCGGGCCGGTTTCCGCTGGCGTGCGTTTTCAGCGGTAGCGGGTATGATGATCGAGCTCAGGCATTTATTCGTGCGGTGCTCGAGCCGGGAGTCGGGGTGCTTTCGCATCCTCAGTACCGGCGACCTATCGACGTTGTCCCGGTCGGCGATATCGAGCGGACCGATGCTTTCGTGAGTGGGGCCGGCGAGGCGATTGTGTCGCTAGTGTGGTACGAGACCACGGGGCTCCAGCTCGGCGGCATCTCCGATTTTGACCAGAGCTTCGACGGTCTCCAGTTCGCAGCGGCGGCCGATTTTTCCGACAAACTCGACACAAGCACACTTGGCGACGCGGAATCATTCGGAGAGCGGGCAAAATCGGCGGTCAAAAAGATCAAGTCGGCCATGGCAACGGCGCAGCGCGTGACGGATGCGGTGACAGGCGGTGTGGACGCCATCGGCGATAGCATCTCCCGCGGGATCGATCTTCTCGTCGGCCAGCCCTTGACCATGGCTCACCAGTTTCAGCTCATGCTCGGTGAACCGGCTCGGACACGGGACCTTGCTCGGGACAAGCTCCGGGCCTACGGGGCCTATGCCGCGTCGTTGTTCGGTGTCGACACGGCCGAAAGACAGACCTATACCGCTGATTTAATTAATAATTTTCATCTCAATCAGCTGCTTGGAAAAACAGCGATCGGGAACATGGCCAAGTTGGCGGCGGCGGCCACCGACCAATTCACGACCCGCGAGGACCTCATAGCGCAGGCCGAGGAGCTCGCCGATCTGCTCGATCGGTACGAAACTTGGCACGACACGAATTACGCAGCGATCGCTGGTTCCGACATCAGGGCCGGTACGATCGATACCGGTGGTGGACTCCTTGACCTAACAAAATTGGTGTCACTCTCCATGTCGGCGCTAATCACCTCGTCATTGACGGCAAAAACCAGGATGGCGAAGGAAATCGAGTCGGACCGCACACCGTTGGATCTGTGCTTCAAGCTGTACGGAACCACGGAATGGGAGACCCTGGACCTGTTCTATGCCACGAATGATCTCGGCGGGGACGAGTATTTTATCATCCCCAAGGGGAGGCGCATTGTCTGGTACGTATAGAGCGCAGGGTGGCGAGACCTGGTCCACGGTGGCCAGGGAGACGACTGGGAACGACCTGGACGCGGCAAAGATCGCTCGGGCGAACCCTGGGGTGCTCTCCCCTCTCCCGCCCGGCGTGGTGGTCCAGATACCGATCGAGACATCCGATACGGTGGTGGCCGAGGCGGCCGACCTGTCTGTCAAGGTCAACGGCGTCGAGCTCGGTCTGCTTACAGATTTCAATTTCGTATGGATGGCCGATGCGGTGGCAAAAGCGGGTTTTGTACTTCCGAATGAGCTGGAGACTCGGGCGCTATTTCCGCCTCTCGGATCTCCCGTAGTCACCATCGATCTTGACGGGGCTCGGATATTCACGGGACGGGCGGCGTCGCCGGTGACATTTGCTGGGGTCGGTGAACGAATACTCGATATTTCGTGCTACTCGACACCCGGGATTCTCGAAATAGCGACCCCGCCTCTTGTAGCGTTTCCTTTGGAATTTCTGCGCTCAAATTTGATTGTAATCGCAGGAGATCTCTGCCGGCTACACGGTGTCTCGCCGGTTTTTGAGGCCGATGCGGGGCCAGTATTCGAACGGGTCGACATCAAGCCTGGGAACCCAGTGCTAGGGTTTATCGCCGATCTTGGCAGCCAGCGGGGCCTGGTCCTAACGTCCAGCGAGATCGGTGAGCTCGTTTTTTGGCGAGGGGAGACCGCGGGGCCGCCGATGGGGCGCTACGAGAAGGGCAAGGCCCCCGTGATCAACTTTACACCACAGATCAACGAGGACCGCTATTATTCGAGTGTGACGGGGATGGTGCCGCTCAAGACCAAGAAGCCGAGGAGGACCGGTCCCCCGCCGATTCAGTCTTACACTGTGCAAAATCCGCATGCTACAGATCTAGTGAGACCTTACACGTTCGAAATCCGCGACATCTCTCCTGGGGAACTTCCAACAGCGGTTGACTCGGCTGCGGGCCGGATGTTCGCGGGGGTGTTCACTGCGTCGCTTGAACTATCGACATGGAAAAACCTCAATGGAGAGATGTTCGTTCCAGGTCGTAAGGTGCAGGTCAAAAGCCCTGATGACTACGTGGATGATTTCTACGATTTTCTGATCGCCGGTGTTGCGCTCCAAAAGCAGGCTGACAAGGAGACAGCGATCCTGTCCCTGGCGCTTCCTGGGGCGTTCAGCGGGGAGATCCCGACGAGGTTGCCATGGCACTGATGGGCATAGTCAAAGAGGTCAAGCTGGACGGCGATCACGTCGTGGTGTTCGTCGAGACGGGATCAGGTCCATGGGTCACAGCAGTGGTCTCTCAGGCATCCGGCGTGGACTTCAGACCGTTACCCGGGGACGGGGTCATCTGTGACAAGATCGGCGCCGATTGGGTGGTGTTGGCCCTCCTCGTGGTGTCCGCCGAGGCCGGCGGCGGAGAATGGCGGGCATTCTCTCGGGACGCAGCTGGAAACGTGACTGGCTCACTGCACCTGAAGGCTGATGGATATGTGTGGGTGAATAACGGTACCGACTTCGTGGCCCTCGCCAGCAAGGTGAACGCCATGTTCGACCTGATTGATGGGATCTTCACATCATGGACACCTCCTCCTACCCCAGACAGTGGGGCGGCATTGAAAACGGCGTGGTCTGCGTTCGCTGCCGGAAAACAGGACGTGAGCTCGTCCAAGCTGAGGTCTGACTGATGGGTGACTACGGGACAAACGCCAATCAGATCGGCGATACGATGGTGTGGCAGGTCAATGGCCGCATGGAAATCGAATGCGAAGGCGGCTACATGACCCTGACAGAAACTGTGCATTCGGCGGTTTACCTGACGCTGGCCGGCGGTAACGCCGATGACGCGGTGGACGAGGCATCCGCCAAAAAGCAGTGGTGGGGAAACGAGGGGGAACCACGAGAAGAGCAGTACCGTTCTCGTTTTCTCCACGCGTGCGCATCCGGGCAGCCTTTGACGAGCAACTCAGTCGTCACGCTGGCTCAGGCGGCGACAGATGACCTCGAGGCGGCTTTTGTAGACACCAAGCTGGCTAAGGCGGTCGAAATCACCGAGGTGAGGATACCGATGCCGAAGCGGGTATATCTCAGCGGAGAAATGACGCTCAACTCCGGAATGGTGATCCCTTTTGAGATGGAGGTTCCGAAAGAATGACCCCTCGAAAGACAGCAACCGAGATCAAAGACGCTATCATCACTCAGCTCGAGACGAGCCTGAACCAGACCATTCCGTTGTTTCCGAAGGCTTTCAATCGGCTATTGGCCAAAATCCTTGGTGGCGTTTTCGTGCTGCTGTATCAGTTTGCCGGGTTCATTCTTCTCCAGCTGTTTGTCAAGACGGCGAGCAATAAACCGATCACGGTCGGAGGAATAACCCTGACCCCCCTTCAACTTTGGGGCGAGCTCGTGGGGATTTTCCAAAAACTTGGTCAGCAGGCTGAGCACACCGTTGACGTGACGGTGCTAGTCCAGGGAGGAACCCTGCCGAGTGGAACTCGTGTGATAAATCCTGCCACACAGCGGCAGTCCGTGACGGTGGGGGATGTGGCACTCAACTCGTCCACGGTGTCGGCAACTGTTCGAGAGGTGCTCGTAGGCGAGCTTGGAAATGTCGACGTCGGGGAAACGCTGCAGTTCGTCTCCCCGCCTTCCGACATTGAGAAAGACGCCACTGTAACTGCGCGGACGGTCGACGGAGTGGACCAGGAGACGACCGAGGCATTCAGACAGCGCATTCTCGAGCGATTCGCCTTCCGCCCACAAGGGGGTGCCTATGCCGATTACCGGGAATGGGCGCAAGAGGTCGAAGGGGTCAAGCGGGCCTATCCATTTTCCGGCTGGGAGCTCGCCAATCATCCAGAGGATGGGCCGACTCGGGGGTGTGGCGAGGTTTTTGTATTTGTCGAGAGCGAAGCAGACCCGGACGGAATCCCTACGATGTTGGGCGAAGGGGGGCGGCCTCCGGATCCAGAGGTCGGAGGGCTTCTACAAGACGTGTTTGACAGCATCGAGGCGGACGGCACGGGGCTTGCGTCTCGGCGCCCGATCAATGATTTCATCCGGATCTTTCCGATCCACGCCGAGCCGTGGGACTGGGAGGACGGGGGCCGGACGGTTTTTAATGTGGTCGTCCAGGGACTGGCCTGGGTGGCCGACACGGACACCGTCCAGACCGCGATCGAGGACGCCCTCGAGGAATACGTCTACAGCCGCGAAAACTTCATTACGGGGCTCGATATCCCCCCGCGGCGGGACATCATCACGGAAACATCGGTGGGCGGCGTCGCTGGACAGATAGCGGCGGCCAACGGCGGGGCGATCGGCGGTATTGAGGTACGAATCGGATCAACGCCAATTTCTGGCGGCATCTATTACCTGTCAGAGGGTGAAAGGGCAAAGATAGGCACGGTGACATGGAGCTGAGCGACTGGACAAAGATTTTTGACCTCTTGGGGTTCCGCTCTAGGGTGGCGTCGCTCAATCCCCGCCGTAGGCTCACGGAGTTTTTCGAGGGGCTAGGCGCCGGGCCGCTCCTCGTTAGGGAACATCTCGCGTCCATTCTTGTCGAGCCGTGGCCGGCGACAACGACGTTTCTTTTAGATTGGTCGGAGCAGTTCGGCGCGGCCGAGGATCTGACGGTATCGGAGCTCGAGGCCGAGTGGGCGGCGACTGGCGGCCAGGACCCGGACTATTTCATGGCCATGGTCCACGCTGCCGGATTCACCTCGCTGTACATGCACGAATGGTGGGACCCATCTTCAACCACATACCCGATCCCAAGGGACCCGTCCCCTCAGTGGATCGTCGACAACGCCGGCGGCCGGCTACTCGTCAACGACATGGGGCGCATAGACAAACATTATGTAAATCAGTTTCGGCCGATAGACCGATCTGATTTGGATCAATTTGAATCGAGCGGGGACGTGTTTTTTGGCCATTTTGATGGATATCAATGGTATCGAAAATTGTATCCGCACGAGGATTATCCCTATGAGGCACCCTATTATTTTGTATTGTGCGCGGAGGTATACGGTGTCCCGGCGCGGATAAACTGGGATCGGTTGCGATTTTTGGAAAATCTCATCTTCAAACTGAAGCCGTGTCGACAGCGGTGTGTTTTGTTGGTCATCCCAGACGGCGAGACAGATATCCAGGATGTCATTGAGGAGACAGATCCCGAATACCAGGACGCGATCAGCGCGGCGGATGACATCAACGACCAGGCATAGGAGGAGACGTGGCTACAACAGATGCAAGAATTTTCAGGATAAACGACTACATCGCGGCCATCAACCCGGCCCAAATCGCCGTCGAGCCGGCCAATGATGCCGACCTCGGATATCGGATGTATGGAGGAAAAGACGCGGCGGGGAATGTTCAAAAATGGCTCGCGAAGGATAAACCTGCACGGATCGATACTCTCCAGCTCATCGGGGCGGACACGGTATCGGAGGCAGGTCTTTTGCGACATGACAGCGCGGGGAACGTGACCGGGAAGCTGATGACGGTCGCTGAGCTCAATGCTCTGCTCTCGGACGGCCCCATCGGTGGAGTGTCTGAACATAACTCATTGACAGGCCTCCAAGGTGGTGCTGTCGGGGAATATCTCCATTTGACCGATACCGAATATACGTCGCTCCAGGATATGAATGCCTTGACGGCAGGATATATCCTGTTTTCTGACGGGAGCGCTCCCACCGGGGAGGCCGGTCTTTTTTGGGACACAACGAACAATAATTTGTTGCTAAATGAACCGACAATTACGTCGACATGGACATCTCTTGTGATTAACGGAAGCGGTGCTAAAAACACATTAGAGGTTGTGAACAGTTCCTTCGTACTAGGGGATGGGAATGATTTAGATGACACTTCTTATAGTCGGGTCATAGGAGCATTCAATAGTATATCTGGTGAAGGGAACTTTCACGACGTATCGGGCTACGACAACACTGTTCAAGGGGATGCAAATTGTCAGTATGCCATGGGGTACGGTTGCCTCGCTTCCGCCGCTTATAGCCGCGTATACGGTCTTACGAGCACGGTCTCCAATGCCCATGCTGAGGCGCGTGGTGTAGGGGCGTCATCGGTGTGGCCCGGCGCCGAACATTTCACCGGTGGGCAGCTGAACGGGGATTATAGCTCTCAGGGGATGGATGGCATGATCCTACAGGCGAGAACGACCGATGATACCAATACTATTATGAAATTCAACGCGTCTGATAGCGATTCTCCATTGTGGTGTCCCGACGAATGTATACAGACCTATATTGTAGAATTATTGATTTCTACAGACCAGGCAGGAGCTGGAGCTAAAGAGGGATTTGCGTGGTATAGATTTCCGATAGTAGTGATGAGAACAGAACCGGATTTTAACGCCTATATGATCCAGAGCAAATTAGAGACAATTCAGATTCGTGGAGATGGGGAGACACTAGGTTCTTGGGGGATACAAGTAGACGACACCGATAACGTTGTTGAGATTGAGGTTATAGGACACGCATCGCCGTTTACCACCATAAATTGGTTAGTGCACGTCAGAGCCGGTTTGCAGTTACATACTGATTTCTACGTATCGGGGACGGGGGGATGATGAGAGCTTATTACATTAATTTAGACCGCTCCCAAGATCGTAGACGCGCGATGCAGGCGGCTTTCGAGCGGAATACGCTTGTCCGGGTATCTGGAGTTGATGGAATCGCGTTATGGGGGGAGCCAGGGGAGTATGACGATATGGGACGCTCGATATGGCGTCCGGACGCTCGGGCAAAATTGGTAGATGATAATGTGTTGCACGAACACAGCCGGTTGTCCCCTGCTGCCGTGGGCTGCAATATGGGTCACCGTGATGCTCTAAAAACGTTTTTATCGACAAACGATGAATGGTGCATAATCCTAGAAGATGACGTGGAACCGACCGTTAAAGGAATGAATATCTCCAATATCAGCCCGCCGAAAAACTATGACATGCTCTATCTGTGCTCGGCGGACCACCCAGGGGACCGGCTGCGTGTCAAAGATGAAAATCGCGTCTGGCTGTCACGAACTCTCATGGGGTACATGATCAATCGCAGGGCCGCCGAGATAGCGCTATCTGCCATGTTCCCCATCGTGTTTCTGTCCGATTTTCAGATATCTGTGTGTTGCTTCAAGCTGCTCGCCGAGCATGGATTGGACAAGAAATGGGCAAAGCGCGGAGTGCCATTGATTGATGAAAAATTCGAGGCCCGGGCCAAGCCGAGCGAAGGATGGATAAGGCATTCCGAATACGCAAAGAAATCGACCATGACGGCCGGTGGGACAAAGCCATGGATGGACCCATGGCGGGATATACGATGAGGAGGCGGAAATGAAAAGTAAAGTGAATGAACTTATTGGAGGAGAGGCGATCCTGGTAGATGCTCGCTGGCGAGGGAACATCCCAACCAACTATGCCATCATGAGGAACCTAGAGCGTATCACAAAGGCGCTGAAGCCGTTTCGAGAACAGGCCCAGGATCCGCCGTTGTCATTGGCCATGGAAAAAAATGTTGATGAGGAAAAACAAAAGCAGGGTCGGGAGGCCCTCGCGGAATGGCTCGAGCTCGAGGTCGAATGGGATCCATACCGAATCACGCTGGGTAAAATCTGCGGCACACTGGCTCACCTGTCCGAGGCTCGAGAGTCGTTGGACGACGAGAAACTGGCCGTTTTGAATGAAAACTTTTCGGTTGCGCTCGAGCAACTCGGGATCCTCGTGGAAGGAGAATGACCATGAAATGGATTATTTTTGCTTTTGTACTCGGATGTGGTGGTGTTGCCTATCCACCGTGTCAGACACCAAAGGCGGTCCGATGTGCTGATGGGGAGGCCCAGAGGTGCGAGGGTGGCCACTGGTACCCCGACATGGACTGTGAGGCCGCTGGGATGGCCTGTGAGCTGCAACAGGATGACACGGTTGTCCGATGTGTACTGAGAGACGAGGTGACGCCATGAGTCATTCCGAGGTTGTGAATTTTGCGCGTGATATGGAGAGGCGCTGTGATGTCCATATCGTTGATGAATCTCAACTCAACTGGATCGCGGCGTGGACCTATCGCCGGATGAAAAAGCAGTACCAAAAGCACATCGATAGGCTGCGCGATGAGCTGCGGCCGTGCTGTCTGTGCGCGGGCGATGTCTGCTTTGTGGTTTTGCCATTTGAGTTGGGTACAACCGAGCTCACTCCTCAGTATCAGGAGGATGTCATCACCCACGAGTGTCAACACGCGTTCGACGTGCGCGGGTATCCAAAAAGTTCGCTGAATTGGGCGAAGTGCTACGTGATGGACCAGACGTTCCGTGCCCATGCAGAGGGGGAACCGAATACGGCCGAGGCCGAGCTGCAATACTGGCGGTCAGGTCAATACGATCTTCCAAAGCTCTCAGCGAATCAATATCTGATCTGGAAGGAGAGCGCAGCGAGAGTGTTTACCGAGGGATGTACTACCAGGCGCGAGGCGGTGCTGGCCCAGGGAGAAAACTGGCGGCCAACACAACCGGCGGCTAGACATGCAATCGAGATTTTGAAGTCGTTTGGATACGACGGGAGGTCATCATGAATCAGACAAAAAAATGGTATCAATCAAAAACACTATGGGTGGGGCTGCTCGAGCTCCTGTCGCCCATCGGCGCTCACCTGGTGGCTGAAAACCTGATTCAAGAATCGTATGTCGTGGCGGTATGCGGTCTGCTTACACTGGCTCTCAGGCTCGTAACTGACAATGGGATTGTCAAATGACAAAATCACTTCCAGCGCTGTACCCCGGCCGAGCCACACCTGCATCCTCGACCTATCCAGAGGGATCGTTTAAAAATGAGACTATCGAGGGGGCTGATGACGGCACTCCTGTTGAGATTCAATGGGCTAATCAGATGGAGGCGTTTTTCCAGGCGCTTGACTCCTACACGGGCATCTCTCCCAATGGAACAGTTGACACGGCGCTCGCGTGTCAACGAATGATCGGTTTGAGAAGTTTGGTCAACGGTACTACCCGTCCACCTCACGCCTACAAAGATGATGTTTGCTCTGGACTTCCGAATGAGCAATGGCAGGCTCCTGGCGATGATCCTAACTTTCTCAATGTGGGTCACACGGTAATCGATTCTTGCGTCGGGTGGTCCTACCCGAAGGATAAGCCGGTTTTGTTTTTGGCGTGTGATGATAATGCCGTCCGCTGGATTGATGAGCCGTGGGATTACGACTGGCCTTTGAGTCTCGGGTCTCCGCTCGGCATTTCTTACAACTCAACACCATCCGATGTGCTCGGTGTATGCTCAGATGCGAGGTATCTATATGTCGTTTATCGGGTGGCTGCCGATGACTCTCTCCGTGTGTCCAAATATGACGTTCAAAATTTCAGTGGATCCTACATTTGGGACGTTGCTATAGGAGAAACGGTCACCGATGACGACGATGTCGAATATATCAAAATCATTGTGGCGAGTGGGGCTACTGTCGCCGTGAGTATTCCGCGGGCTGTTAGTACAAATGGTGTGGCCATTATTGCGAAAACTACTGGCGCCGTCGCAAAGGGAAATGGAAACAACGCGGCCTACACTATCCTCGGTAGCATGACGCACTATGGGAATATCGTCTCAGACGGTTATCACGTATTTTGGATCGGAAAGGTTGGCATTAGCACGTTGACATTCTACCTCGCGTCGGCAAAAATTACGAATCCAACGACATCTGACTACTCGTTGAATACGCTTGCCAGTGGTGTGAATGATTCTGACGCCCACAAGCACTTCAAGGGACTTCTCAATGTCGGAGGGCCGAATGGAGTTGTCCTTGTGCACAATGCCGATGGTGAGATTAATCAGTTTAGAAAGCTCGATGATGCGTCATCTGGGACACGGAAGATTACACCGTTTACGTATTTCCCGATGATAGTACATGGCGAATATTCGCTTATGTCGGGACATGATGGCCTTAACGCGTGGTTTCATCTCGTTGGATACGACCTGGCACGGGACGAGCCGGTGGCTACGGTCTGCAAAGTCCCTCTTGGGTGGTTCGGCAGGCGAGGCGGTAACGCTGGCGTCGACAACTACGACGACATCGTGCCTGATCGAGTGTATTTGGATTGGTGGGGATTGTCTGTCGACGGTCCGATTGGTCGTCTGCTCTTCGATGGACGAGACATGTGGGCATCATTTAGAGGTGGCAGATTGTATCGGATATGCAATCCGATGGCGAGGTAAAAAGGAGGTCATTATGACCAGAAGAATGATATCGGCTTCTGCTGGAATTCCACTCGGAATACCGCTGGATCTGTTTCGAGAAAACGAATATTCAGAAGCGCCGGTCACGTCGCTCGCAGACCGATTGAAAATCAACACGGTTTACCTGCTGTTGGATGGCGCCGTGACGTCTGAGGAAAAAATCTTCCTATCGATCAAGGCGCGCGATTCGGTTGGTGCTCACGACGGTGGTCTGTCTGCGGCGGCGCTGGTGGACTCTGACGCGGGCTGGTCGGTAGACGCGTTGATAGGAAAACGCGTCTACAATCTAACGGACGGAAGCGTTGGGGAAATCACAGATAATGACGAAACCAGCGTGACTGCTACCATCGCAGGCGGTACAAATGACGCGTGGAATCCTGGCGATAACTATCTGATCATCAATGGAGAGGCACGATTTGCCCATGCGATAAAACCTTGGGAAAGTGAAGATTTTGATTTTTTGGTTGTGATGGATTTATGCTACATTTATGCCAATGAAATATTTGAGATCTATCACGATAACACCGACGATGTATCTCTATTGGATGGGTCGAATGCGGAATTTTCTGCTGCGATCTACCGTGACTAATGAGTACGTCAGGCGCAAAACGACCCTCTGTGTATTCTGGCGGTGTCCTGATCGACGGACGAGGATTACCGGGAAAGCGAGTCTACAGTGGGGGTGTTTTACTCGATGGTTCCGCACCAGGCAATCGTGTGTATTCTGGCGGTATTTTATGTGAAAATAAGTATGTATCAATAACTCATTCGAAAATATCTTTTGCGTCGATATGGAAAGGTGTGAGTGGAAATATATTGGTTGATTGGGGTGATGGTTCTATATTTGAGAAGTTTGTGCTAGTGACGGGTGGTGTTAATGTCAATCATGAATATAATGCAGGAACGTGGACGATAAAAGTTTATGGTGATTTTTATAAAGTTTCTCATCTTTCAGCCAATACTAATTTTATTGTTGACATCTCATTTATAGCAGAATTGATAAATTTAAAATATTTTTCGATTAATTATAATAATATTGTTGACATCTCATTTATAGCAGAATTGATAAATTTAAACTATTTTTTATGTCATAATAATAACATTGTTGATATCTCGCCTTTGGCGGGATTGATCAATCTGACACATATTTACCTTAACAACAATAGTATCAGCGATATCTCGCCTTTGGCAGGATTGACTAACTTGAATCTCCTCTATCTTTACGATAACAATATTATATATCCTAGCGAGGGGATTGAGTGGCCTACGTGGGATGGGATGAATTTTAGAATTTATTCTGCCGGATTAAACGAAGACGAAGTCGATCAATGCTGCATTGATTGGGATGATTCTGGATCGCATGATGGCGTTTACGATATTT